GCTCATACAGTCCCTCCACCGCTTAAAGCCCGTCGGCTATTGAGTGATGCAGCCGTTTCTTTTAACGTCATAACGTTCGGACAAAATAAAAAAGCGCTACACGGCGCTTGATGGGTTTCTTATTGTAGAAATTACGTGCTTACAACGCGGGTGAAATATCTCCCCGGTCGCTTTGAGTTCGTCATATGTCGGATAATTGCCGGGAGCATCGTCAGTCAGCTTAATGATTTGTCCCTCGTGGAGACGGCATAGATCCTTCGCTCCGTGCGACGAAATTTGCGCATAATATGCGCCACGACTTACCGCCTCATTCGTATGAGCTTCCCGGTAGGTTTCCATCATCTTTGTACGGACGACCATGTCCGCATACACTTCCGGCTTCCATCGATTTCCCCTCGCGTCGATAATGCCGGTATTCACCGAAGCCCGAAGAGACTTGCGCACCAGATCCGTTATGCTCCGCCGTCCGTTCGTCCCTTTGGTCATATTAAGCCGCATCGAATCCGAAACGGCTTTCCTCACGGCGGCCCGCGTCTTCCTATCGACGTTTTGCGTAATTGCTAATAAATCCGACTGCGTATCCGCTACAGCAGCCGCAACCATGTACTCGTTTACCTCGTTAAAAGCAACGACCTTTTCCGCGTCCGCCACCGTCTTTGCTACGTCCAGAGCGACCAGTGCCCGCGCAATACCATCGGTGGCCGCCTTCGGAACATTCTTTTTGATCCATGCGGAAGATTTTTCGTCTAAATCGCTGAGGATCTCGCTAATAGATTTCAAGGTCGCCAACGCGTTAGCCCTTCGAAAATTATCGAGGTCAATTCGTTCAAGCTCCGCCAAAATGTCTCGTACTGCTTCCTGATAATATCCGGCAAGCCGATTCGTCTGATAATCGTATTGAGGCTCAGGAGAACGAGGCATTAACTATCGTCCTCCTCTGCGATTTCCTCTTTATCCTCGTCCGAAGGGGTCTTTTCTGGTTCTTCCTTGTTGAAAATCGATCCGTCAACAAAGCCGCTCGTCGTTTTTTCGTCTTCCTCAATGCGGCGAATAATTTCGTCAGCTTTTTCGTCGTCCACATCGTCCTGCTGCTTAATGGCTCCGCGAACGTCAATCGTAGGCTTGCCGCCTGTACGGATTTGCATAATTTCAGCGAGCTCTTTTTCATTCTTCGGAAGGCCGTCGCTCCAAATAGCCTTTGGATAGACTGCCTCTTCCACGTTTAAATCGCCTATTTTTTTATCCAACAACATACACGTCCACAATGCATCTCTTATTGCCTTATCATAGTGCGTCCGAACACGCTTTACCTTCGAAAGAATCGGCATGAAGCGAGCTTTGATCGCCGCGCCGTCTGTGTGAGACGTGCCTGTGCCGCCTGAATTATCTCCGGAAATCGTCGTGCCGAATAACCACTGCGGTGTCTCGGCCATTTGAAAGACGTTACTGAAGAGGACGTCAAGCTCTTTGAACGCTGCGTCAAGCTGCGCCTGCCAAACCATATAGCCCGGAGTCGGATCGTCTTTATTTACCGGAATGTACTTGCCGCCAAACTGAACCGAATCTCCGGGCCCTTCTAAATCCGGGCCGTACGCGGTCGGGTCGCTGTGTTTCCATAGGATGTAATCGATCTGCACCAGACGGTCATTAATTGCCGAGAGAACAGTTTCGAGCTTCTCTATAACACCGATACCGAAAAGCGAATCATCGACACTTTTATAAGGTGCGTGAAAAACAGGAATGTGCGTCAAGCCTGTTTCTTCGTAGACTGTTCCACCCTCGTTCGGAATCAGCTCACCTATACGGAACACTTGGATAGGCGTACCTGTAGAATTGTCATACCCATTTTCGTAGAGACGGAATTTAGAGTATAAAATATATCCCGGGATATGCCTTTCAACAAGCAAGTATGGGATCTCTGTAGTCTCGGTTTCTACCCACTGGACTTGTGCTATATTTAGTGCTTTTAATGATTTTACGTTGCTATCAGATACTTCAGGGAAAACACAACTAGCATTAACGTGTTCAATGATTGGTTCCATCTCTACACCTTCCGGCGCGTCCCCATCGATTAAGCCAAGCTTCTTAACTTCCGAAAAGTCTTGCCTATAGCCATATCGAACTTTGAACCAAGCGTCGCCTCTATATCCGCTAGAAATAGCACTCTCATGAATTAATTGATTAATGTCGTTTTCTTCAACGTATTTGTTGAGCGCTCTTTGTTCTTTACTTGTATCCGGTTTGCCCGTCTCAAAACGAACAGGTTCCCCTACCAGCAAGTCGGCAGGTTTTGTGACGAGAATATCTGCTAAATTAATTGCAATATAGAGCTTCTCAAGTTGGTCTGCTTGTGGAGATGTTTTAAGAATTTGTGTTGCCCTTTCGTAGACATCCCTTTGTCGCCCTTCAAAGAACTTCTTTGCTCGTTTGTATTTCGCTAGCCTTTCAATTGAATCAGCAGGCGGAAACTGCGCACCTTCACGGATAATTCCATACGTTTTGATATGGAGACCTTCGTCGGGGGCATGGTCACGATGTTTAAACCATCCTAAAACACCCATTTACGCTATTCCTCCTCTCCGATAATGTCAGGCAGTTCTTCGATTTCCTTCTCGATATCTTCGTTGCTTCGGGCGCCTCCGTCTGCTTCAGCGGTCGTTATCTGACGATCGGTCAGCAAGCCGTGGCGACGCATGAACAAGTCGATAGCTTTAACTGAAGGCTGCGGTCCTTTTATCAGCTTTAGGAGCTGCCCGTATACTTCGGACCGGTGCCCGGAAAGCATGTCGTCCGCTAATAGGTTCATGTATTCGATGAATATCGGGTTTTGAAACCGCCATCGATAGAGCGTCATACGACTTACACCGATTTCTTCGGCCAACGCGTCCTGACTTCGTTTGTTCCCGTCTTCGGGCGTGACTTCATTACTCGCAACGACTTGCGCTGCCTTGCGTTGCTGAAGCGTTAGTTTTGCTTCGAGCTCTTTCATCCGCGACATTTTATCGCCTCCTTTCTTATAGCCATCCCGGCTTCTTCACTAGCCTTGTTTTCGGCCTGAATACGGATTCGAGCGCCTGCTGAAGCGCGTCGAGTGAATCAACGTAATCGCCGAAAGGATACTGCGCCATCTGATCGAGAAGCATCGTGTGCCTATCGTTCAGAATCAACGTTTTGTTATGCAGCATCGGCTCCATCGACTGAATACGCTCGTCTTTCGAAGATTTATGCGATTTCACATCGTTCACGCGGCACGTATAAAGACCTTCCTGCCGGACCCGCTCCTGAAGCTGACGATAGTATTCGTGTTGCGCGTTTATTGTTTCGACGTTGAAGGAACGATGTCGGTATTGTTTGATCTTCCGAATAATGACGTCAATGTATACGTGCGCCGGTTCCTTCGACGCGTATTCATCGAGTACGAAAATGTATCCGGTCGGCTCGTGTTTGCCGAGCGTAATAACCGAGTTATAGCAAGACCGCGCATTCTTACCCTGCGCGATATCCCACGCGCCAACAATTAGAAGATCACTGACCGGTATTTTCAATTCGTTGTACACGACGTATGCTGTTCCGTTCTCGTGATAATAGTGGTAATAAGCGTAGTTATCCGGGAAGAAGAACTGCTCGTCTTCGCTGAAAGCCAAGTTTCGGAATTCCGAATTGTATGCGCGCGTTCCCATGTTTACTTTCTCGTGCATGAGCTCGCGATAGGTCCAGCGCCAAGGCCACGCCAGTTCGACGCCGTCCTCCAACGCCTCTTTATGCGCTTCGTAGAATTCGTCAGCCTCTTCGATCGTTTCCGCTCTCGCATAGACCTCGCAGTATTTGTCCCATAATTCCGGGTGTGTTGGCTCGCTTATGATCGCTCCGTGAAAGCTCGCCTTGAAATCCTTACGCTTCAGAACGTGGTTAAGAAGCCCGGTCGCCGAAACCATTGTCCCGACTAACACGATCGCAGTCGCCTTGGACCCGATCGGAACAACGACCGAGTTAAACCAATGAACGAGCTTTTCCCGCGCTTCCTTGGTTCCTTCGTTGTTTGTCGATGACGGGTCGTCAATTATTACGAGATCCGGCCGGACAGCTCCGTGACGCTTACCGCGAAGCTGCTTACCGGAGGATGACGACTCAATAAGGATATTCGTCGTTGTAATGAACGCCTCTTCGTTATCCTTTTCGTTGCGGCTCGCTGACTCATGCATCATAGGCCCGAAGTCTTCCCGCAGCTTTGCGTTAAACTTCATTTGCTTATTAACCCATCCGATGAGCTTTTTCGAGAGCGAATCCGTCTCTGATATCACGAGAATATATTTGCGCTTTCTATAAGCCGCCTGATGTAACGGCAAAGCGTTCGAAAACATGCCGGACTTTGAGTGGCCCCGAGCTGCCGCGATTGCAAGACGCGCATTCCTTTTTTCTTCGTTGACGTAATCGCAAAGCTCAAAAAACTCTTCGTGTATCTTCGCGATATCTTCAATGCCGTCGTGGGGCGTCCCGTCATCCGAGTTCCTTACGACATTATCCTCGTTTTCCGGATTTAGGCCGTCGCTCAAATACTCGTAGGTGAAATATGCGATATCCACCTCGGCACGATGAACACGCTTCAGCTTAATTAATTCGGCCTTGTTCTTCCGGAACATATCGATATGGTAATCGGTGGCTTTTTTCGCTTTAATGAGGGCCGCTAATCGGCGCACACTCTCGATCAATAAGTCGATACGTTCTTGCCGCTCTTCACGATCCAACCATTTTCCGTTAATATACGCCAAATTATCGCCCTCCTTTCGCTTGACTTTCGTTTTTAATTTCGTTAATATGAATTTAACGTATTGAGAACGGAGTGAAATTCGAATGAACGAAGTCCAACCGATTAGAGAAAAACGCCAAATAAACGCAATAAAAAAAGCCCTTCGCGGGCGTGATCTGCTTTTATTTACGCTCGGCATTAATTCCGGCCTACGTATTTCCGATATACTCGCACTCAAAGTCGGTGATGTGCGCGGAAAGGACTTCGTTGCGATTACGGAAGGGAAAACGAAGAAGTCAAAACGTTTCTTCTTCAATGCCGCAATCAAGAAAGCCGTTGCCGACCTGATTCCGGCCGAAGCAAACGATGACGACTGGCTTTTCCCTTCTCGGAAAGGTTCGAAAGCCATTACCCGCGTTCGTGCCTACGGCATCCTTAACGAAGCTGTTGAACGCGCCGGCCTCTCGGAGAAGCTCGGCACAATCGGCTGTCATTCATTGCGTAAGACTTTCGGCTACCACGCGTACAAGAACGGCACAGATCTTACGCTACTTCAATCGATTTTCAACCACTCGAAGCAGTCGGTCACGTTGAGATATATCGGAATCAATCAGGACCGAATCGACGAAGTATATGCGAGTGTTAATCTATAAGACGACGGGCGCCCCAACGTTTGAGCCGCAGCCAACGTAGGTGTGCTCGTCTTTTTTCGTATACGCCGGCTGCAGCCCCAACTTCTTCCTGCCGTTTCCGTATTTCGGCTCCATACCGCAGCAGACACATCGACTTGCAATCGCACACTTCGAAATGGCGCGAACAATTGGACGGGGCGCAGTGGGATTCCATTTGCTTATTTGTCATGGCTTGGCACGTCCTCAATAGAAACAATCTTTAGCAACCGCTTGATTCGGTGTCCTCTCGGAATTTCAACATCCTGATCTACGAAAACTACCTTCCCATTTAAATCGGGCGCGCTTCTTCGGCTTTCTATTGTTAAATAAACGATGTCTTTAAACGTGGCCTCTAAAGCACGGACAGACGTGCTTGTTCCCATCGCTCTCCCAACGTAAATATCGCCTTCTGCGCCTGAAGAGTAAGCGCCATAAATGATGTCGTTCGCTAATCGAAATTCCTCCGAGTACCAATCGCCAGCTAAACGTTTTACATTTTCGATATATCTGCCGTAATTAGTATCAACAAACTCCGTCTGATCCTCACGCAATTCAGACCGCACTAGCGCTATCGCCTCGTCAATTTCCTCGTGGACGTTATGTCCGCAGTTTTGTACCGATATCAGTCGATCTAAGTAGGCTAATCTATCGTTTATCTTCGTCATCGTCATCGTCTCCTTTTCGTTTCTTAAAGCGCGCTCCAACATGAAACCCGCTTTTACAGGGGCGACAGGGATCGAACCTGCCCAAATAATCCGCCACCAAGGAACATGCGCCCCTATTTGCCACACCGACCGGGGTCCGCATTGTTAAGAGGCGTGTCGGTGGGTGCGCTAGCGTCACCGGAAGGCTCGTAAGCACATTCCGGCCGATCGGTAAAACGCAAGCACAAAAAGACCTCCACCGTAGGGTGCAGAAGCCTCGTTCTGATTGCGTCTATACACCGAGATCAGGACGCATCCCTTACTCGCTCGTTTTTCTGCCGGACAATGCCGGATGTATAGTTGGCGCTGTTGGCTTTTAGCAAGCTGCGATAGCTTGACACGCCGCCTTGGCTATTCGTTTATTATGCGGACGAGGATTTGCACCTCGCATGGACGAATTTCAACAACCGTTAGCCAAACCGACTATTAAGTAGCCCGTTGTCTACCTCACAGCATCGTCCTTATGTTCGTCTAAGCGTCTACCTATTCCGCCACCGCATCCGTGATTTGCTCGTATATTAACGGACGAGCGCAACACCCGCTAATTCCGCAAGCTTTTGAAAAGCTACGTTATTGACTAACGGTCCTGCCTCGCATTCATATCCACAATCTTTAAGCTGCTCGACGATTTCTTTTAACGTATTAAATTCCGCCATTCGATTCGTTCACCCTTTCGTAAGTCTTTTCGAAAATGTCCGGCTTGCACGGGTAAAGTTCGCCCGCAATGCCGCGAATAATGTAATCGCCAACTTGCGCAACCATTACGCCTTCTAACGTTGGTATATACATTACGACCGGCTTTTGTCGATAGTCTACCCGAATTAACCTATCGCGGGATAACTCCGCTATAGCCGATATAGATTCCGTCGTATCCTCGAATTTTACCGCTTCTATTTCAACCGGCTTTTTACGATATTTCGCCACCCTTTCGTCCTCCCTTCGAAATCACACGAAATTAGCGCTTCTGACGCTTACCCTACCGAATACCCTCCGGCTGGATTAAAACGGCTGTGGCGTGCTTATTTCGTGGTAGAATCGTTATTGATTGATTTCGTAAGCGAACTCGCCGTGTTTGTCCGGTACTAACGGAATCTTTTCCGGCAAAATTTCCGGAGAATTCGCGACCAAGAATACTGAACGAGATACTAACATATCGTAAAATAAATGCGCGGATCTGAAGGAGACGTCTTCGTACACGATTCGATAGCCGTTAATTCTCCGTATCTTATCAACGTCGTCCATATTCGCGTGGGCCCGAAGCCA